AGTTCAGTGCACCGCTGGCCGGCGACCCGGCCGAGATGTTGCGTGCCGCATGCGACATCGGCCTCGAGGGGATCGTCGGCAAGCGCAAGGACGCGCCATACGTGTCGCGCCGCTCGCACGCCTGGATCAAGCTTAAGTGCGGCCTGGTCGACGAATTCGTGATCGTTGGGTACACCCGGTCGCGCGTGGGCGTCGGATCCCTGCTGCTAGCGATGCGTGCCGGGCAAGAAGGGCTGCGTTATGTCGGCTCGGTCGGGACGGGCCTCAGCGAGGGACAGCGCCGCGAACTGCTCGCCGCGTTCAACCACATCCCGGCAACAGCGCCGGCCTGTTCCGGCTCCTGGCGAGAGCGAGGCGTTCACTGGGTTCGGCCTATGCTGCATGCGCGCGTAGCGTTCACCGAATGGACGCACACCGGCACGGTGCGGCACCCGGTCATCAAGCGCTATTGGGTTGCTGGACAATAGGACGCTCATGACTTCCAACTCACCTCCGGCAGTACCGTAGGGCGCTGGCGCCCCTCCAATACTCGAGCCGCGACGCTGATTGGTACATTCTGGCGCGCCATCATATCCCCGGCCTCATGCTTGCCAATCAGCGGCAGCAAGATCAGGGCATAGTCGACCATCATCGCGGTAAGCTCGTTCGTGCGTGGAATCATCCGCGCAGGATAGCGGCTCGGTGGCGCGCCCGAGGTGAGGTGGCTCAACGGTGCTACACTCCCGCCCATGTACGTGAAAGCCAAACAACTCCGTGAGCGCGGCCGGCGCCGCCACAACCAGGACATATCTGCCGACCAGGGCAAGCTCGGTGAGCTGACACTCGCCTCGGTCGCCGGGGTCTACCAGCTGAACCTGAACGCACCGGACAGCTCGGTGCACGCGCCGCTTTACCCGGTGCTGCACGAAGCCAGGCTGACGACCATGCACGGCGACAAGATGCTATTCCAGGGGATCGAGCGGGCCGGCGACGGCGCCGAGTACGTGCAGGAATGGTCAGTGCAGGTAATGCAGCGCTTAACGAGCTCAACCGGGCAAAATCCTGTGTAAAACCGGCGAACCGTTATAGGTGGAACTTTTCGAAAACCGGGCTTCGTTTTACACAAAAACCGGCTGGAAGCCGCATGGATGCTGAGTTGGGAATCGGATTCCGATTCCTGTTGTCGCGGACTTCTCAGAGAGGCGCAGGCTAGCACTCACACTTCCACAAGACGACAACTACGCTGTAATAACCGTTTCGTTTCTATATTCAATCTCTTGAGCGTTCACGTACTTAAAGTCGACAAGAAGTACGGAATAACCCTTTCTAGCGATTGACGATCCCAGTAATCGCAAAAATTCAACGTCTGGTTCGAAACTACCAAGCTTCATCAACTCGCGCCCCACTGAAGTTAAAGGGTACGCTGCTAATGCGAGCGGTGTCTTTGGGTTTTCGTGTTCAATCATCAATGCCTTGCCATGTGAAAGCATGGCGGCATGGAACCGACTAGCAACCGAACTATTCAGCGTTTTCGATAGATTTGTACCCGGTGCAATCACGCCCAGTTCTTGCATCGACAATATAAAAGAAAAGGGAATTCCTCTACTACTCAGATAATCGGCGGGTTCTTTGAACAGTGCCCCTCCAATAACGTAGGTAGCGAGCCTTGCTATGTTTTCCGCCTCTGACTTGGAAAGATTGCGCAAAAAAGCGAGGGTTCTAAGAGAACATGAGCCAGGGGATTTCACCTCGCCTGCAAGCACCTTACCCCAAAGTCGCTGGAGCTCTTCAGTGGAAATTTTCGAAGCATAATCGTGCCAAGTATGCAGCCAATCATCATCGATTTTGGTTTGAGATGGCTCTTGGGGATCATCTGCAAGTACTTGCTCGGCGAAGATGATCGCCTTGCTTGCGTTGATTTCGGTGCGAGCATGTTCCAACAGCGAACTTCGCGTGACGGTCTGACCAAGCGACACAAGATCAAACTCCAGATTAACGCTGCAGTAAGTATCCACCTTCTCTCCGACACGATTTTTTTCCGTCAGCGTGACGAGGGTGCCGTCAGGAAGATAGCGCTTTCTTCCAGCTCGAATTTCGGCAGCATCAGCTTCAGCTTGTGCCAGCATCAACAACTCGTTGCGACGAATCTCCGCGTGCGCCTTGGCCTCACGCCTTGCTTGCCAAGGCGTGAGCAATTTCCCCATGCCCTTCTCGGCCAAGGTCTCCCAGAGCTTCAGCATAAGTCTCTCACCAGGCCAGTTGATGTCCATTAGGGTCCATTCCTTGAAGACAACGGGCAAGCTGTTCCGCCCGTGCAGGGTGATGCCTACAGTTCGCGCTGGGCTGGTCAGGCTTTTGCGGAACTATCGCGCTTTTGCGGAACTACTGCCCAACCAACCACATCAGCTGAAACCCGCATGGCTGCTGGTGCCCGGAGCCGGGATCGAACCGGCACGCCATCGCTGGCACGGGATTTTAAGTCCGATGCCAAAACACGCAAAATCAACGACTTAGGGTTATATTTGGTTCCGCAAAAACCAGATGAGTCCGCTTAATTTCCCCCTATGAGCGCAAATCCGGTGGAGCGTTTTGCGGAACTACTTTCTGGCGGACTCAGCGGGCTATTTGGTCGGTTTGACGAGCTTGCCTTTCCGATGTCGGATGTAGTGTTTGGTCATCATTGGCGTGGTATGACCGAGCTGCTCCTGGGCTGCCGTGATCCCCTCTGCCTCGTCCTTGTCGGTGGCTGCCTTCGCCCGCAGGTCGCGGAACTGGAATTCGTGGATTCGCTTCTCGAGCTCCGGGTTCGCCTTCGCAGCTGCGTCGCGCGCCCGGTCCATGGCGCCGCGCATCATGTACTTGGTCATCGGTGTCCCGTCCGGCATGTTGATCAGAGCCAGGCCGGTCACCTTGCGACTTCCGATCCGCTCGAGCAGCGCAGCCAATTCGCCCTCGACCGAGATACGCAGCTTATTGCGGGTTTTGTTCTGCCGCAACCACAGCGCGCCATCCTTCACGTCGGCGCGGGTCAGCTTGAGCACATCTGCTGGGCGCTGGCCGATCAGGTAAGCCAGGTCGAGCGCATCCTTCAGCGGTTCCTCGGCGTGGTCGTGCACCAGCTGGTAGATATCATCCTCGACGTACACGTCGCGGCCGATCTCCTTGTGCCCCTTGATGCCGGCGCATGGATTCGGCAGCTTGGTCAGCCCTTTCTCACGCGCGTAATTCCAGATGTGCGAGAGCAGCGCCTTCTCCCGGTTGGCCCGCACGTGCCCCGCATCCTTCGCGACCGGAAGCGGCTCGCGCCCCTTCTTCACGCGCTCGGCATTCTTCTCCACCTCGGCCGCCACTGTCGACTCGACGCGCCAGGTGAGGTACTGGCGCACGTGCACTGGCTCGATATCCTCAAGGGGGACTGGCGGGTCGTCGAAAAACTCGTAGAGCTTCTTCAGCTCGCGCAGGTTATCGGCCTGCGTCGTCTGGCTCTTCGTGGGCAGAACGTCGCGCACATAGCGCTCGGCCACCTTGCGGAACGTGATGCCAGTCACCGGCACATCGCTCGACGTGAGCTCGCCCCACTTGCGCACGGCAACCACATAGTCGCTGCCGAGGGGGATTTCCTTGCGCGTCCCGTCAGTCTGGCGGCCAGCATCGAGGTAGTAGTACGTCCCATACTTGCGTTCACGCGCCCGCATGCCCGTGGGAAGGTTCAAGTTCTTTGTCGGCCTACGCCCCATGGTCCTATCCTGTCTTCAATACCCTCGGAATCCACGCCTTTTTCTTGGACTCCTGGGCAGCCGCGCTGCGGCCTTCCACTGCCGATCGTGTGACAACCGGCCGCCCTACTCCGTTCACGAAGAACGGAATGCCCATGCTGGCCAGCGCCTCGATCTGGCGTGCCACCTGAGTGCGGCCGGTCAGCTCCTTGATCTCGTCTCGGTCGAGAAAGGTTCCATTGCCCATACGTTAATCCTTATTTTGTCCAGGCACCGGCTGCCACATCAGCCACAGCAGCCACAGAGCGATGAGCGGGTTCATGCCTGCTCTCCCTTCTGGCTTGCCGTAGCGGTGGACATGGCGGCGTCGATGGCTTCATCCACAGTCTCACGCGCGAACTTCACACCTTTGAGAGCCTGGCCCACCGACAAGTAAAACGCGCAGATTCCCGGCTCGCTCTTGTCACGCAGCCAGCGATACCGCGCCGCATCCTTCGTTTCGTCCGCCCCAGCCTGCGCTGCCTGTCCTGCGCCCGGCTGGGCGACCAGATCGGTTACGGCTCTCAGAACCCCTGATGGAATCGGTTCATCATTGGGCAGGTCTAGCAGGCGCGCGCATTTCTCCAACACGCCAAACCAGTACACTGCTTTTGTGGCATCCATCGCTGCAGCCTCACGGCTGAGTGCTGGGGCGCGGCCATGGGCCATGACCGCATCCGCAAAGCGCAGGTATTTCGCCTTGGTTTCCTCGGTCTGTTTGTGTGGCTTGAAATCGAAGATGCGCGCGGCAATCTCGATAATGTCCAACGTCTCCCCGCTCGCGCTTGCCGTGGTGGCCACAGGATCAGCATAGAGCGGGATGTACGGCGAAATGTTGTCTTTCTTGCCGAGAGGCCAAGAACGAAATTGCTCAGGTGAGTAGACGGGGGCGCTGCTCTTTCCAAGGTCAACACTGTGTATGTACGCCACAGGATGTTGCTCGACAGCCGTCCCGGCTTGCTGGGCGGCTGGTGCGGGCGCGGCGTAGAGCTTTGCCCCGACAGGCAAGGGTTTGAGCAAGCGAAATTTCGCACCGCCGACTGCTTCCGCATCCGCGATGAATTCTGCTACTGGCTCGGCAGGTGCTTCGGGCGCGGCTTGCTGGTTCGCCTGTTCGCTCACGCGCGGCGGGGTGTTGGTCTTGTCGGTCATGGTTGTCCTTATCTAATCGGCAGGCCGAGCTTCTTCCGGGCTTCTTGGATGCCTCGGAGAGCCGGGTTCACGTCTTTGTTGATACGGTCGAATAACCCGCGCAGGTCGCGCTCGAATGGCTTTAGTGCTGCCCGAGCTTCACGTAGAACGCCTTCAAGAATGCGTCGGCTCCGTAGCCGGCAAGGGCGTCAAGGGCGCGCAATTCGCCTTCGGTGAGGTTGAGTGTCGCTGTGATTTCGACCGTGGTATTGATCTTCACGTCACTCATCGTCGCCGCCTTTCTGGCTGTCGTCTGCCGGGGTGCTGGTCGTGCGCAGGGCGCGAATAGTGCCCTCCACGCATTGCTTTAGCTGGTTGAGGAATACCAGCATGCCTTCCTTGCTGTAGTTCCCATGCTGCTCGACGCTCTTGATGAGGTCATCGAGAATTTCCGCGCCTTCCTCTGCTTCCTCCAGCGCCGCATCGCGCACCGCATCAGACGCCGCCTGTGCACCAGCTACCCGCGCAGCGATCAGGGATTCGATGTGGGCGATGATGCGACGCTCGATTTCCTTGTTCTCCGCGCCGGTTGTGCACGACAACGTGTAGAGCAAGCGGCGCAATTCCGGCGTATTGACGCTCTCGGAGCTGGCGGCGGCAGGAGAGAACAGCTTTTTCGCGGCCTGGAAACCGACTGAGTAGCCGTCTTTCCAGTCCGACGAGAACATTCCATCATCGGGCGCGACCTGCTCGCCCTCCTCTTCCTCATCTGAAGGTGTCTTGACGCCAAAGCACTCTTCCCAATCCTTCTGCGTGTGAACCCCAATGCGCCGGCCGCACTTCGGGCAGGGAGTGTTGTTCAGGTCGCGGCCGGCTTGCCGTTCATCTTCCTGCGCGGCTGCTGGAACAGGGGCGGCGGCGAGCATGGCGTCTACTGCCGCCTTGAACGCGGACGCGTCATCGGCTTGCGCTGCGATGCCCAGCGCCGGCGGAATCTCGCCCAGGTCATGCGCGACGACAGCTAGCCCGTCAACTGCCTCGATCCGGCACACGCACGCCTTGCCGAACGCTTTGCCCGTGCCGGCGCAAATCGAGCAGGGTTCGTCCCAGTGCAGCTCTTCTTTATTGTTCATGGTTATCCTCGTTAATCAAACATGGTTAAGGCGGAAATCTCTTCGGTGCGGTACAGTTCGCTCACTTACAAATCAAGGAGTTACACATGAGCGACTCCACTGTTTTCTTTGCACTCCACTTTTACGAGTTCCCTACGGCTGAACGTGCGGCGGAGGCTCGCAAATGGGTGGATGCCGGCAATGCAGACGCTGACACTTTCAGCCAGCGGTTTCCGGATGCCCGGCAGAAGACCCACATCGGAGGTAGCCAGACGCTGCGCGGTTGAAGTAAAGCGGGCGAAGCGGCAGCCGACCAGGTGCGGCTGGCCAAGCGGCTGGCGGCAGCCAATGCAGCGGCAGGGAGTGCGGGTAATCTCGCGAAAGTTCATGCTAGGATTGCAACCTTCATTGATGAGGTTGCTGTGCAAAAGAAAATTCTTAACTGGGCGGAATGCGTTATCGTCGGGACGATCGCACTCCTGTCCTTTCTGGGGGTGTTGTTCTTCCTGCGCACGTTCGGCGCACCGTTGTGGTCTCAGGAAGCTTCGGGCTGGGCTCAGGCGTTTGGCTCGATCGCTGCTATTCTTGCTGGCTTTGGTGTCGCAAACCGCCAAGCTAAGGATGCGGCACAGCTCGCTCGTCGTGACCGCATTGAGGCGGACGACGACCGCCTCACGGCCGCACTTTGCGTAGGAATGTACGCGGCGGACTTGATCGAAGAAGCCGTCGCCGCAGCTGCGACTAGATCGAGTGTCACCGGCTATCTTGAAGTCAGTTGTTACTACTTGGATTTCGAGGGCGCTGTACGCGCGCTGCAGGCCATACCTCTGTATGAATTGCGCTCCACTGCCATGGTAGGCGGCCTTCTCAAAATGCAACGCTGCATTGAACAGCTCGACCGGATGACAACCAATGCTCAGGCCGATTCTTTTTTTTATGAGCACGACTACAGCGAGTGGCAGGAAGGAATCATCGAAATCCGAGATGCAAAGAACGCAGCGATGCAAATCCTTGCTGATGCGGTCGAGAGCAGCCGAGCACTTCTTCGCGAGCACATGTAAATCGCGGCATCCCCCAAACCAAAGGAGAAAAATTTGCGAGAACCGACCTTTGAACCCGATGGCACCCGCTGGACCTGGACGGTATACGGTCCCCCGCTTCCATCCGGTGACCAGATCCGCGCTGCTTCCGCAGTTAGCTTTCCGACGCGCGCCGATGCGGAAGCCAACTATCGGCTGCACGACCACAGCAAGTCGGACGGGCACGGTCGGCGCCTTCTGACCGACATCGAGCTGAACAGACTGCTCGAATACGCGGCACAGATGTCCGAAGGGTGCAATTTCAATGGTCGAGTGGTCAGAAGCTCGAAGGGTGCTGACGGCGGAAACTGGGAAATTCAGTGGGCCGGCGCCGATAACCGGACCAAGCACCTCATGTACACGGCAGTGACGAAGCTGCGCCGGTCGTACAACGTGCTCGACGAGTAAACGCGACATCACAGTTCAGCCTCCGAAAACAGCCTCGGCTGCACGGCCCCGTTCTGATAGACGACATCCATCACGGTCGTCGCGATCGGCTCGTCACCATCCCAGCCCTGCGGCCAGGTCTGCAGCGCGATCAGCTCGCGGATACGCGCCTCTTCCTCGGCGTTGATCAGGTCGATCTCTGGCCGGCCCAACTGGCGAGCAGCAGCGTTAATCTCGGACTGGATGTACAGCACCCGCTCCAGGCCCATCAGCCGAGCTTCGAGCGTGAGCGGTCCCATGCGCTGCGGGTTCTTCGCGATGCTGCCGTCCTTCAGGTGCTCAGCGCCTGCCTTGCGCAGCCGGTGTTGAGGCTCGCGAAGCTCGCGCCACAGCGGACGCAGGCCTTTTAGCGGCGCCAAGTACGACCAGGCCGGCAGCAACAGCACGCTGTCGAGCGCCTTGTCCTCCTGCGCCAAGGCGCAGCCGATACAGCCGGTGCGGGCGTTGATCTCTTCCGCTTCGTCGCCTCCGTAAGCGTCCGCGATCATAGCCGTGCTCCAGTCGCCAAATTCCGCCTTCGGCGCCCAGTGCTTCAGCCATTCCCAAACGTGGCACACACGCCAGTGCAGCAGCGGCGCCAGCGTGGCCAGGCGGCCGCGCAAGCCTTTCGCATTCGGCAGTACCTGCTGATACCAGCCCTGCCCGCACTCGGCGCCATCCTTCCCGCAGCTCATCTCGATGCGGCGGTCGCGGATCGCGCTCTCGCCCTGGCGCACGCCGGTGATCATCAGTATCTGGCCGTCCAGCTCATCGAGCCGGTCGCGCAGCGCCTGCTCCATCGGGTCGATCTTGATCTGGCGGGTGCACCACCGCAGCGTGTTGTTGTTCGGCGGTGGCACGCCGCGCCCGAGGATGTAGACCATGAAGCGCTTATCGAGTGGCGCTGTTACCACCTCGCAGCGGATGCCGCGCTCCTCCAGTTCGTCCATGATGTGGCGCGCCGCGATAGCCAGCGGCGGCAGTTCCTGGCGAGTGTCGGCGTAAAACACAGTCAGCGACTTCGGGCGCGCGATCTTGCCAGTGTCGAGCAAGTACATGATCAGGGTCAGCGTGGCCGAACTATCCTTCCCGCCCGACCAGGCGAGGCCCCAGTGGTCGTGCTCGCGGCCGTAGGCCTGCAGCGACTGGATCGTGAGCTCGATCGACTCCGTCATTTGTAGACGGCGAGCGCCGGCCGCGAAGATATCGATCTGGTTCATGCGGCCTCCCGAAGCGCTTCGATCACGTCGCATGCCACGATGGGGGACACCGCATTGCCCAGCACGTGCACAGCCAGGCGGTGGTCCGCCGGCAGGATGTAATCTGGACGGAATCCCATCGCGGCCTGGTTCTCGTTCTTGGTCAGCATCCGCATGCGATCGCCGTCAATGACAGCCCAGCGGTCACGGGTGGTGATCGTGCCGATCGGGCGTGCCAGCGTGCGGCCGGTCCGCCCCGAACCATTCCCGTAGTACGGCATCAAGAAGCGCTCGCCGAACCGGCACCGGCCATTCGCCACGCGTGCCAGCGTCGCTGCAGCGCGTCCAGGCTTGTCGATCAGGGACCACTCGCCCGCGTCGAAGTCGATGAAGCTGCTGGCCGGCACGTGCGGGCGCCGCGGCAAACGCAGCATCGGCGGGTGCTTGGCGCGAGCGCCGAAGAAGAACAGACGCTCACGATGCTGCGGCACACCGTGATCGGCAGCGTCGACCAGCTGGATATCGAAGCAGTAGCCAAGCGCCTGGACGGCCATGCGCCACGCCGGATAGAGCGCCCAGTTCAGGAAGCCGCGCACATTCTCACCAACGAAGAACTCCGGGCGGTGATATTCGAGGGCGGCGACAAAGGCCCAGGCGGTCGAGCGGCTTGAATCGTGCTCCGGATTGTTTGCGGGCTTGCCGCGTGCATGGCTGTTCCCCTGGCAGCACCACGAGGCCAGCAGCAGATCGTGGCTCGGCACCGTGGCCCAGTTCACCTGGTGCAGGTCCTGGCACGCGTGGATCGTGTTCGGATGGTTCGCCGCGTGGGTATCGACCGCGACGCGCCAGTGATTACCGGCCCAGATCACCTGAACGCCGGCCATCTCGGCGCCCTCTGTGAAGCCGCCCGCGCCGGCAAAGAGGTCGACCGCCTTCACGCTGCCCTCCCGTTCGGATATCGGTTCTCGAGGTAGCAGGCCTTGCACCAGTCGCCAAGGCCATCGCTTCCACTCGCAGCGTAAAAGAACTCGGAGTCGGCCGGCCAGTGTTCCTTGCAACGCGAGCAGCGCTTGTGCAGATCGCCGTCCTCGTATTTGTAGATTCCACTCTTGAGGCGAAGGGCGAGAAGCTTTTCAGTCGGCGTCGCCTGCTTGAGCGCGAACATTGCGCCGTTCGGTGCGGAATAACTCGTGACCGAGGTCAGCATGCTTCCACCCCGCGAGCCGGCCCAAACATCGCAGCCACCAGCGGATCGCGTGGCATGCCAACCTGGCGCGCCGGTACCGTGTTCTGGCTGGTCCGGATTTCATCGCTCGGCAGCGTCAGGTCTTCGCCCAGCTCCCACAGGTCTGCGCCGACCAACCTGGTCGACTTGCGGATTTCGCGCAGGTCGTGGTGCATGTGGTGCAGGTAGGTCCCGGTCACGTCCTTGCGCAGGTCAAGCGCAGTTGCGATAGTCTCGAGGCTCGTCGGCCCTGCCGCCAGCAGCTTCCTGATCTTCGGCAGGTAGTGCGAGCGCGGCTCACGCGCGGTTCCAACCCGCATTGCGCAATCAGCGACGCCACGGCACGGCCGGTCACAGGTCTTGCCGCCGCAGTGTTTGGATGTTGCCATGATTACTCCCCTGTCTTGGAACGCCGGGACTGCGCCCGGCTTGTGGATTACGCGGCTTTCTTCGGCTCGTCTTCACCGAACAGTTGCTGAACCGTTTCCGGCTCGGGCGCGGCCAGCGTGAAGTCGATGTTCCGCTTCTGCATCTCACACAGCCGACCGACGTCGAGCGCTTCGGGATGCACGATCACGTTGAATTTCACCGTGGCCGTGCCGCCTTCCATCGGGGTAATCGTGAAGCTGTCAACCTTGGCATCGACCAGCTTGATGTCGCTCGCATCGCCCAGGCCATAGTCGACGGCGGCGGTGTAGCCAGTACCGGTCCAGTCCCAATCGAAGGCCGACATTTTTGGAAAGCGCAAAACCGTGGGACCGGTCGGTTCGGTAACCAGGTCGGTATCGTCTTGGGCCTCAGCCTCGCGGTACAGCGAGTCGCACAGGTCCGGGGCGAACTGCTTCAGGCTCTTGCTGGCGACTGCAGCCTCGATGGTAAGCACGACAGCGAGCTTGAGCTCCTTGCCGTGGTTCTCCATCGGGGTGCTCGCCTTGATGAGTTTTACTTGCTGCTTTGCGAGTTCGAACATTCACTTCTCCTGGTCTTGGGGTTGGTTTTTGGGGTCTTACTTCAGATGCTGCTGTTCCAGGCGTTGCCAGAGAATCCGGCGCCACCGAGGAATTTCGCGTTGTCAGGCATGGCAGCGCGATGCTCGGCGGGGATTTGGCTGCCAGCCCAAAGGTCATAGGTCGTCACGACGGTTCCATCGGCAAGTTCAATATCGAACTTGCGGCCGCCCATCCCGTTGTACTTGCCGCCTTTCGGGTTGGTGCCGATCTTGTAGGTGTGCCCAGCGATGATCAGCTTCGGGCTCTTGCTGTGCTCGGCGACGACTGCCATCCAGTAGTCGCAGTGGAAGCACATTTGATTGGCACGCATCCGCGATCCGATGGGCTCGCGGTAACTACTGGTAGTGAGTACGCCACATTTGCAGCACGCCAAAATCCCGTGCCCCGGTTGGTTCGCCCAGTGGAACAGGCTCTTCCGGTTGATCACCATGTGGTGGCGAAGTTGGAAGTCCATCGCTTGCCTGGTAATCTCGTCTGGCTGGCTTGCGACGTATTCCGCAACCTTTGCCAGCGCCGCCTCAAACATCGCGTCAAACTCTGCTAGTTCCATGGTTTTTCTCTAAAAATTCGATGTAAGGTTTGCGAATCACGTCGTGCCAGAGCTTTTGCGCTTCCGTGTTGGTATCGATCTGAGCGCGCGAGTCAACGCCGCAGATGATCCGCACCACTTCCGCCGCCTCTTCCTCGTTGGCCGCGCCGAGGAAGGCTTGGAACAGCGACTCCCGACAGCGCATGGCCAGCCAGGTCGAAGGACGTTGCGTTGCCATTACGCGGCCTTGGCCTGGGCCACGGCGGTGACGTGGCGAATAAGCGCCGCGCAAAGGTTGGGGAAGTCGCTCTCGTGGTAGAGCTGGGCCGCCTTGTCGCGCGCTGCTGGCGCGAAGCCGAGCGTGCGCAGGAAGTCGGCGGTCACGGTGAAGCCGAGGCGGTCGCAGATGTGGCCGAGGCGCAGAGTCGGCGGCGTGGTCGGTGCGACTGCCGGGCGCGCGGCAGCGATCGGCGTGACGTGCGCTGGTGCCGGCGCGGGAATATTTTCGGGAATATCTTGCTGTGCGGTTTGTGGTTGAGCTGCTGCTTTCGGATCCACGAACTCTGCGTCTACCACGTCATCGCGCAGGACGGCTTCGTAACCGGCCACCAGCTTGTCGAATGCGCACAGGCGCGCGACCATGGCATCGATAAAAGCGTCGTCGCGGAAGATCCGCTTCACGTATAGGTCTTTGCCGACGTTCGCCAGGTCGGGCACATACATGATGAAGTCGCACCATTTCCGGCCTGTGATCCACATGCCGCCCTGCATCTGGTGGTCGTATTCGGACGTGTCGCCGGTCTGCCACATGGACAGGATCTTCGTGCTGTCGATCGGTGCCTTGATCTCGATGAGTCCGTCGTCGTCGACCAGGCCGTCGGTGCTGTAGCCGAAAACATCGTCGTCGGTCAGGCAGATGCCGGCCTCGGTCACGAACGCCCCGGTGCGGCCTTCGTAGATGCGGCGCGCGGCAGCTTCCATCTCGTGGCCGCGCTCGAGCACCCATGCCTTCGGCGGCTCGCCGTGCGGCTGACCGCTGATGCGCTCGATCGCCAAGTCGGCGGCGTAGCGCTCGGCTATTGCGGTAGGATCGCCAATATTGCGCTCGCTGGACTTGCGCGTGCACACGCTGATCGCGTCAGCGAAGCACGATGCGGTGATCTTGCCGCACCGAGCGGCGAACCATTGGGGTGTTCCCTGCGGGCATTCGACGAATTTCATGCTCCGGCTCCCAGGCTGCGTTGCAGGTCGAGTTCTTCTTCAGTCAGCGCTGGCGGATTACCCCGCTCATCGGCTGGCGCGGCTACTGGCCCTTGCGCCGGCGCCGACTTCGGCTTCGTCGGCTCCATCTCGACGGTGCGCTCAGCATCAGCCGCGGCGCGCAGGTTCTGGCGATGCGTCGCGATGGCCTCTTTGAGCTTCTTGTGGTCGACGGGCTGGTTCGCCAGTTGCCCGTTGTTGGCCTTCCAGTACGCCAGCGCTTCAGCATCGGTGCGGGTGCGCATGGCTTCCGCGATCATCGGGGCGACGTCGATCCAGTCGGCAGGCCGGTCAGACAGCCCTTCCGCGTTGACCCGGTTCAGGTGGTCCATGGCCTCGTCCAGGCGCTCGGTCTTCGGCCACAGCTTGTACGCGCGCTTAATCACGGTCTTCTTGATCATCTCGCCTTCGTCGCTCGCCCAGGGCGTGCTCTTGATCTTCTTGGCAGCGAACGCTTTCCAGCCTTCCGAGCGGTCGCGAATGCTGTAGACGTCTTCCAGCGACATGGTCGTGGTCAGATAGTCGCCGCTGTGCGTCTTGACCACCACGTACACGCCAACGATGTCGCCGCGGTCCGTGCCGAACGGGTTGAACGTGTGGGTCGGCGGCTTGTCGAAGCCATTCAGCACGAACGCGTCGTGCTGGCGCACGATCTCGGCCTGGCCCCACAGGATCGAGCCCGAGGCCACGGCTAGGTCGAGCAATCCGATGTAGCTGATGTCCAGGCAAATCTGGCCGTCGCGCGGCACCAGGTACGCTTGCTTGCGCGCCGGGTTCAGGCTGATGCCGATCGCGGCCACGTTGGTGACGGCGTTGATGACGGACTGCTTGTTCTTCATCGCGACGCCGAGCGTGTAGTCGTTCTTTTGCAGCTGCTGGATCGCGAAGCCGGACTCCCGCTCAAAGCTGATGCTGCGGTCGACCAGCACGCGCGAGAAGTCGTCGCGGGCTTCTTGAATGGCGCCAGTGACGATGGCGAGGGCGTTGCTCATGTTGTGGTCCTTGTGTGGTTAAAAACCGTTGACGTAGACGCGCACCGCGCGCTTGAAGGCCCGGCGCCGGCCGAAACCAGCGCGGCAGCCGTGCTTGTACTGTTGAATGAGGAAGCGCAGCATGCTCACCACCCCGCGATCCGATTGCGCTGCTCCTGCAGCCGCACCTGGTGCGCACGCTGCTCGCGGATCAGCCGAACCGCGTCCTGACGCAGGACTTCGAGCCGCGACACCTCGTGCTCGCTCTCCTGATAGCGGCAGGCGTTGATCAACAGGAGCGTCGGCTTGACGGACTTGCGGACTGCTTGCGGTAAGCGGCGCAGCGACACGAACAGGTCCACGGTACCCAGCACGAAGACCAGCGCTCCGAGAGCCATACGGTCAGCGCGCTTCATTGCGTCACCACGTAGCCGAGGAACAGGCCGTAGCCGATGCACAGGACCACGGTCAGGGCGATCAGGTAGCCGAGGCCGTCGCGTGGGGCGCTCACGATTGCTCCTTTTCGCGCTCGGCCATCATGGCGTCCGCATACTCGTAGGCGAATTGCGCGAGAATCGGCACAGCCTTCTCGCCGCGGTTCTCGTAATCTTTGCCGTCGTGATTTATCAGCGCCGCCAGTGCGCGCGCCGCAAACTCGTCGCGCACGGTCCAGTTGGCTTCGACCTGGTAGCTGGTTGCTTCACCAGAGCTGCTGACGCCGCAATGCGTGATCGGGTGCATCGGCCCGCCGTTGGTGCGCGCGCTCACGATGCCTCCCCCGATACCGACTCCACCGCCGCATCCCACTCGCGCTGCATCTTCCGCAGATTCGCGCGCAAGTCGGCATCCGTGACCAGACCGTTGTCCTGCGCGAGGTTGTAGAGCGCGTTGGACATCTTGGCGCCAGCGATGCGCAGCGCCGTCAGTGCCTTGTCCGCATCCGCGCGCAACACCAGCTCGCGGGTCTGGTAAGCCAGCGCGATGTACGTGGCGACGCAGTGATCTGGCAACGTCATCCACGCGCCGCCTTCGACTGGCCTGCCCTGGTACAGAATCGTTTGCATCGTTGCTCCCTGTTGTGGTTATTCGTCGAGCGCCCGCGCCAGCTCGGCCCGAGCAATCCGGTTCTCGTCCTGCGACTGCTTGCGCTGCTTCTCCAGCTGCTCGACCTCGCGCAGCGCCGCGATCTCGGCGCCAGCCAGCAGAGCGTTGCTGACCATGGCGGCGAGCTTTGCGCCGGCTTCGGCGGGATTCATCGCGGCGACCACCACGAGCTGGTTCAGCACGTCGTCGGTCAGGTCGACCGCAACGCGGCCGGCGACGTCGAGGATGGTCTCGCCCTCGCAAGCCAGCAGCTTGGCGCGCAGGGTCTTGCGGTGCTTCTCGGTCAGGTCAGCGACCAGGGCGTCGCGCTCTTCTTCAAGGGACAGGTCTCGTTTCATGGCTTCCTCTCAGTGCATTTGCCGCGGCACGGCCATCCGATCAGCCGTCAGCTTTTGGATCAACTCCGGGCTCAGCCATGTGACATCCGTCCAGCCCGACAGCGAGGCCAACTGGTCCGCGCGGAAGAAATCGCAGAAGCTGCCGTCAGGGCTGAGCATCAGGCGGTCATCGGTGGCGTTGGTGGACATTGAGGGCTCCAGTTCGTCGGCTCGGTTGAGCTCGGTTCGTTGGAGACAAGTATAGAACGCTAAACTTTAATGAGTCAAGAACTCTAAACACAAAAGGCGAAAAAAAACTTTACCCCACGGATCGCGGACGTAAAAAAGCCCGCGCTTGGCGGGGCTTGAGATGGCGGCTGGAGCTATTAGTCTGGCACGACGCACTTCCTGGTTAGTAACCAGTTGGCCGTGCGACTCTCCGGGTGATATTTGCCTTTTCGAACAAGGAAAGATGCCGACGAGATGATTGGACAGTTGGCAGTGTGTGGCAGAGGTTCGGCAAATACGATATCGACGAGGCGATCTCCGGCGCGATACATGCCGCCACTCTCGTTGGCGTCTTCGGCATCCAGCTGGGACACGGTGACGTATGAAACCTGTAGGCCGATGCGGGGGAGCAGTAAGCCCAGGTCGGAACCGCGAGCCGGAATTTTATCGATAATTCTCCTGATCTCGTCCGGCTTCTTAATGACGACCAAATCCTCGCTTGCATCAGCGCTATGAGCGGCAATGATGAATAACAGCAGAGAAAAGCTACGCAC